ATTCATAAAGAACTGACCTTTCTCCATTCCAAATCTTAATGCATTCTGATCATCGTTGCCGGCTCTAATACCAAAGTTATACTTAAACAAGAACTCCGCATCAATACTTAAGAATGCTCCGTAATTGTCATCTTCGTATTGGTTGTATTTTTCTTTACTACCGTCTGCTCCGTATGTTACTACAAGCAAGTTAGATAAATTAATTGTGTCGCCTGCTCTAAAATAATCTCTACTACTTTCATTTAAGATTGAACTTGCTCCTTCAGTAAAGTATTCGGCAGTCTCTTCTGTTCTGCCAATTGTAAAATATTCGTTCCTAATGCTAACAGTTGTTTTTTCGCCGTCTTGTAAACAATCATTTGACTGTGTAAACGATGCTGTATAACAGTTATCATAATCGTATGCATAATCTGTATGATGTGCTGTTAGTTCAAAGTCTCCAAAGTCTTTAATAATTTTTGCACTTCGATTTTCGTAAGTGTCTACTTCTGTGTTATCATTCCTTGCATCTTGCTTAACAGAAAAGTCTGTAAATTGAATCCAGTCAGTTGGTGCAACACTAATATACCTATGTTGATCCGAGCCTAATCTAGCAGTAATGCTACTGTCAATTGTATCTTGAATTAATACTGCGCCTGCAATACTACCTGATCCGTACATCACTCCGTTGGCTCCACTAATAACTTTAACCGATTCGCCTGATGCAATATCATGTCCAAAGTCATACCAACCACTGCCTGGGTTATTTGCTGGAACGCCATTTCTGTATACAGTTGTATGTACACTTTGAGCTCCACGTTCTCTCATTAATAAGTTAGCACCATATCCGCCGGCGGCCCATGTGTACTCCGGTAGTATTGATCCAAATACTGTTGTGCTTGTTAACGGATCTGTTTGCGTTGTTTTAACGTCTTGGGCATACACAATTACCTCTTCTATGTCTTCTGCATTTACATTAAATGCTAATAGCATTGTCGCGGCAAAAGTAAACATCTTGTTCATTAAGTTCTCCTGTTTTATATGTTAATTTATTGTTCTTCAACAATAACTAATTATACACTTTACTGCTCAGAAGTCAAGTATTTTCTTTACAAAAGGTGAAGCCCGGAGGGGATCCGGGCTTCGTGGTGCTCCATTAAGGGGATGACTAACAATCGAGCACCGGGGGAACTGTTAGTGTTATTTTTAAATTGTTCCTTTCATACAAGTAGTTCTTGCAAGTTTAGTCCAATTAGCAGGGTCCATTTTTCTAAGGTCTGCAATTTTCAAAACCATTCTCAAACTAACTTCTCTAAGAGCTTCTTGGTTCTCGGTCATAAAGTTAATAACTTCTTTATCACCATCTGCACCAAACTTGTATTCGTCGAGCATACCATCTTTAACAATCTGGTTAATTCTAAGGAACTTATCTCTAAGCGAATTCATTGTAAGATCCAAGTAGTGACATCTTGACATAAGTGCCGCCAAGTGATCCTTAATCTTTTTAGAACGAACGTTTTCAAAGTCAACGTTAGTAATAAAGATACAACCACCTTTGAACTCAAACCTATCTGGAATACCTTCTCTACGAAGTGCTTGTGATTCTGACTTCCAAGTAATAGTTCTTTTCTTACCTGAATCCAGTGTAGCCTTCAACATGTTCAAACATACTTCGTCAAACAATACACTATCACAGTCATCAAATACAAGTATGTTACCTGCTTCTGAGTTGTTATACAATGTTTGGAAAAGACCAATTGGTGTAACAGAACCTTTAACAACTTCAGTCCTTGCAGGCTTACCAGCAACTTCTGTTAGCATGTCATAATCTTCTAAAACAGTTTCAACACCAAATGACTTACCAACTCCTGGAGGGCCACTTACTATCATACCACGTACCGTACCTTCTGCTACAGCATGAGTCATACGATCCAAGATATCAAAACGTTCACGAATTCGCTCAATTGCTTCTTCGTCATTTTCTTCCTTCTTAGGCTTCAAATCAATTTTAGGTTGTTCAGCATAAACGCTAGGAGTTACATATTCCAAATCCGTTGTTGGATCTTCTATAAGTACTCTGATACTAGCGAACTGGTCTCCCATTACTTCACTACCATTTACAGTAATGAACGCACCTTTTTTACCTATGTTAAGTGGCTTAATAATTGGAAATACTGTATCAACGATATCGTTTTTACGGTAAGTACCAGTCTTAATCTTAACGTAGTTTAGTTTATTTTTCTTTAAGTTTGTCATATTGTCATCCCCGACATAATGATTATTATTAGTAAGCCCTTCTTACTAACTTGTATATATTATACTAAATTCCAGTTCCAATGTCAACCTTTTACCGTTTTTATTGGATTTTCTTCCTGTCCTTTATTGTTTAATATGTATATATTATACTGTCTTTTGCAAGGTAAGTCAACCTTTTACCACAAATAATGGTAAATTATTTACTAATATTCAGGTGCAAATATGCTTTCTGTACTGCTTTGGCTTGGTTGTATGCATCAGCGAGTGCTGAGTGAAGGTCTTTTTGGTTACCTGAATCATCTTTACGCAGATCCTTTGGGACTAGTTGCCCTAGTGTTCTACTATCAGCTTCTTGCCAATAGAACCAATTTTTGTGTTGTTCAAAACTATTTTCAATTAGGTCTTCAAGAATGCCGTAATCAAATCTGGACCCTTGGGCCCATTTAAGTTCTGTACCGTTTAACCACTTGTTTAGGTCAGAAATAAAGGTCAATACAGGAGTCCTGTTCTCATCAGAAAACGCTTCGTCCTGTATTGCTTTATCTTGTTTACTCCACCACTCAATTGTGTTAGGATCAATTACTCTGCCTTTAGCAGTTTGTTCATCGATGTCTAATCTTACACTAAATGGTGTGTGAGGTTCTTCTGCACTATACGGATTAAACTTAACTCCGCCTACAGTTAATACTACAGCATCTGGCTTAGTAGCCAATGTTTCAATATCAATCATAGCATGAGTTGTCATTACTTATAATCACCGTACATTTTTGAAAAAACTTGTTCGGCCTGTTCAGCAGATAACTGCTCATCACCGTATGCTTGACGTTCTTGCTGATTAAGTGTACGCCATTGTTGATAATTTTCTAGATAACTAGACGCCTTTTCGTATTTGAAATCAAACTGTGAAGTGGTTGATATACTTACTTTTTCATTACTCATATTACTCTCCTAAATAACAATAACACTATTATACCGGAATTTCCGGCACATGTCAACCGTTTTATACATTTAATTTCCTAAAGTATTTTTCGTATAATCGCTCTTCCCATCCATATGCTTCAGATTCCATATTCTTGTCCGGAGAGCTTTCTCCTGCTATAAACTGCTTTGCATGTATTAATTCATGTGCTAAATTAGTCAATATTGATTTGCGTGAATACGCATGACTGTTTGATGTTCTTGCTATTTCTATTTCGACTTCAGTGTTATCGCCCCAACAAAACCCGCCTGCCTGTTCATCGCATTCTGTTAATACATTAATAGTAACATCAACTGGTGTTGTTAATTTGTTAGGAATAATGCTTTCGAGTATTAGTTCACTTACTCGTTCAATTAAAAATTTATTCTTAATTTGCCCTAGAACTTGAACTATAACCATATCCTGGTTCTTACACGAAGCTGGTATCATTGTGCTACCCTATCACTATATCTTCCATACCAGCAGTTCTAAGTCGTGTGATATGTCCGATTTGCCATTGTTTTGTATCTAAGCCTTTCATTATACCTAAATACTTATTTCGTAAAAGGCTGTATTGGTTGCAAAGGTGCTGTAAGTTAATTACACTTTCTTCACCATCAACAAACTTTTCAGCATCTCTACTTGTAAGTGTTCTATTGTAACTTTCAAAATACTTACGAAATACTTTAGAACGTTCTCTACGAAGTTCGATATTTAAGTGTTCTAAAATTGCTTCAATCTCTTGTAACTGATTAAAGCGATGTTCTGTGATACCAGGAAGGGAGGCACTCAATTTCTCAAGGCTCCCTTTAATGCCACATTCGTATTTTGCTTCTTGAAGTTCTTTATCAAAGTAGTCTATAGAGCCTACAATTTTACTTAAATCTTCAACAACTGAATTGTACCATCCTGCCATCTTTATTTAATCCCATTCCTCATCATCTTCGTCTTCATCTAAGCCATAATGCCCAATAATTGCATTTTTCATAGCCGAGTCAAACATGTTGATGTTTTCGTGGATTTCGTTAAGGTCAGCATTTTCGTCGAAAATAGTAATCAACTGTTCTGCCGCCTGTAACCTATCTTTCTTAGTAATGTAGTTTTTAATACCGTCCCACACTTCTATTAGAAAATCTAAATCAGGATTCATTATGCAACTCCCTCTTGAGTAGGATCATCTACTAAAGTTTCGTCGTCAACTAAATCTGAAATATCGTCTTCTTCAATCTGTTCTGGTATTTGATTCCACTCGTCCATTACTACTTGTAAACGTTCTTCTGTCCACTGCTTCCTAAACTCTTTAATCTCTTCGCCTGTAACAGGTGAGATATAAGAAAGTTTATTTCCAACTTTAGTAACAATTCCTTTTTGCTCAAGTAATTCTAAAATACCTGAGTAAGGATTCATTCCGGATTCGTATGGAATTTTAATCTGTACACTTTCAAACGGTTTGCTGTAACGAGTTTTCACTACTTTACATGCCGCTCTAATACCTTGTACGGTACTGACCTTATTTCCATCCTCATCTTCTTTGAGTTTAAGTTTCTTCATTGCAACAACAATACTACTTGCATACACAAAGCCTTGTCCTCCACTGATTTTATCATCAGGGTCAAACATATCTTGTGATGCGTATGTATGGTTAGTAGCAACAAGTCCAATTGGATGTGGTGCTAGTTGGTTTACTGTATTTCTAACTAAGGCTGTTAGTGCCTTTGGCTTTCTACCCATATCGCCTTTCATATCACCTTTTTCAAATTGTGCTACGTCAGTTGGTGTAAGTAACATACCTAGACTGTCTACAACAAATAGTAGTTTAGGCTGTTCCTCGTATGGTAAATCACCGTAGTTAGACTTATAGTCTTTTACAAAGTCACTGATAGTTTTAGCAACATCATCAATCATGCTAACACTAATCTTGAGAAGTTTCTCAGGAGTTGTGTCTACATCTAATGCTTGTAGCCAATCCTCATCAAGTGCGTTTTCACTATCAAATAGTACTACTTGACAACCTTGATCTTGTGCGTTCTTTACTAAGTTACCGGAACAGATAAAACTTTTACCTGAACCAGACTCTCCAGCAAACACACTTACTTTACCCAAAGGAACTCCTTTTTGGAAGTCCCCACTAATTAGGTAGTTAAGAGTGTAGTTGCCAGTTGAGATCCAGTCTTGCGGATCATGAAATCCAGCACTAATGCCAGAAATACTTTTCGTGATGCCTGTTCTAAACTTTGTTAAGTCAAATGGTTTCTGCATGTTAGTCTCCTTAAGAACGGTTTCTAATCATGTTCAGAATGTCATCTGCACTAGGTTTTGCATCACCATCTGCCGCAGGTGCCGCCGGAGCCGCTTGTGCAACTGGTGCCGCTTCTGCTACTGGTTCTACTGGAGCCGCAACTGGAGCCGCTTCTGCTACTGCTGGTGCAGGGGCAGGTGCAACTGGTGCCGGGGCAACTGGTGCCGCCGCTTGTGCTGGTGCTGTAGTAGACTGTGTTGCCGACTTAGGTGTTTCTACGCCATAAGGCTTGTAGAACATTGCCCAACGCTCTGGATCATATAACTCACCGTCAACTGATGCCGCAAACATTTCGCTAATTGCGTTAAGTTCTGCTTCGCCAGGTCTTTTTGGTAAAAAGTCTGATAGTGTATATAGTCCGTTGGCGTCAATAGCCGCTAGTTCAGTTTCATCTAATCCTCGTTCTTTACGAGCCCATTTTGATGTGCTGTAATCAGCATACTGTCCTTTAGTTGTTTTAGTAATTCTAAAATCTGTACCAGCAGTATAGTCAGTTGGAATATTTTCCATATCTGGATCCATAAGTGCTGACTTAATAATGTTAAAGATTTGTGGTGAGATTACAAAACGTCTAACTGGATTTTCAGGTGCTGTTTCGCTTAGTGGGTTCTCAGTTACAAATCCTTGGAAAATGTAACTTCTTTTTTTCCAGTATTTACGACCTAAGTCTTCCAAAGAAGCATCCTTGAACCAAGGACGTACTTCAGTTAGTACTGGGCAAGTATCGCCGTACATTTCTGCACAAGGTACTTGTACTGTTACTGGTTTCATGTCTCCACCTTTTACTCCTGGGAAAGTCAAACGAATCATTTGTCTTTCTACCCAGAAAAAAGTGTTGTCAGGATCGCTATCAGGCAAAAACCTTAGTGTAGTACTAGTGCCTTCGTCGATATTCCAGTGTGGGTAAATTGCGTTGTCGCCGCCGCTTTGTGAACTGTTTGGTTTGGAATTGTTTTCCATAGAGGCCAGTTTAGCTCTAATTTCTTGTAAAGATGCCATGTTATTTCTCCATATGTGCCATGTGTGTTAGAACGTCTGTGTTTGTGCTCTAACTAGGGTTATTGTAATATATCTTTGCCATGTTGTCAACCTTTTTCTATCACTTGATAGCAATCGTTGTCTTTATTGTAATAGTATTTATGCCTTACGGCACTTTAAACCGTCTTTTTATTGAGCAAAAGGCTTATCAGTACTAGTAAAGGTGTCTAAGAAAGTTTCATATTTCCCTAAATCATCTGTACTTTCTGCCATTACAGGTGCTGTATTTTGTGCTGAAAGTAGAGATGCCTTAACAGCTCTGTATTCAAACTGTGACATTGTGCCACCACCTGATAACTTGCTACCTATTCCGGACAAATATCCGCCTAGTTTTGGACTAGAAGCAGATTGCCCTAATTGTGATACTCTGTATCCTAACTGTGCGTTAGGTGAATCAAACGTCATTACATCACTTTCTTGCATAAGTGTTTTAGCATTCTTGAATGTTTCAAGTTGGATTGTGTCCATTATATATGTTTCAAATGCAGATTGTCTGTTTACTAGTTTGCTTAATGTTTCGTGTGCATTGCCTACTTTATCGTCAAAATGCGTTTCTGTAAAATGGTCTTCTAAGTTTACTTCATTTACCATTTCAACGTTGTTAAACTCTGAAAGGCTTTCAACTGCACTTGCATAACTCTTAACACCACTAAGTTTCTTAAATGTAGTTCTGATGTTTTCAATATGTTCTTTTGCAAGTGAGACATACTCGCCGTTAGTTTCGTTAACCAATCCTTTCTTTGTAACATATCCAACAAACTCTTTAATAGCACCAAAATCTTTACACATACCAATAATACTTTCTGCAACTGAATCGTGCATTGTGCCACCATTATGTATATGTCTAGCCATTGCTCTTGCACCATGCAAGTTTTTGCTTGGGAAAGCAAAACGTTCTTCATTGGCTTGAATAAAAATTTTGTTAATATTTCTGCTTCTCGAACCACGAACTTCTTCGTTAACATCTTTACTGTGCTTAACAATAATTTTAACGTTGTCTAGTGGTTGATAACTAGTTTTTGATGAACCACTTACTGGTCCTAAATTTGCTTCTGTTACGGATTCCATACCTGTCTCTTTGGTTGCTTTAGCAACACTTATAGTATCGCTTATTGGTTTTATTGTTTTCCCAAATACTCGGAAGTCTAAGTTCATCAAGTAACTCTGGGCTAACTGTTTTAATTGTTTTCTTAAAATGTCAGTTTGTTCTGTATTCTCACTGACACTAAATTTAATTTGTTCTTCGGGTACATTAAGTGTAACTAGTAAGTCAGGCTCCTCAACATAGAAACGTATTGCTTCTGCAGGATCGCCTACTATTTTGCCTTCTTTGTCGAAAGTATCAACAGCAAATCCGTATCCTTTTAATAAATTGAATACTTTGTCTGCTACTGTTTTAACTGAAATTGCCATTTAATATATCTCCTACTTGTATTTATCTTTTATTGCATTTAAGTATTCGTAATCGTTTTTATACATTTCTTTAACTATGGCTTTCACACCCGGATCTATCGTGTCATCTGTTACTATTATGTTGCGTTCCTGTGAATATCGAGTCATAAAATCCCACTGATGTTCCATTCCTAATTTACGGTTAAAGTAGTCAAATTTATCAACTAATATAGCATTTGAATCGCCTAGTTTATTGAAGTCTAATAGTACTAAGTTAACACCTGTGTCTAGCCAACTGGGTATTATAGTGCCATATTTGTTCTGTGCATACAGTAATTTATCAGCAGTTTCTATTTTCCTAGTTGCATGTTGTCTTAGTTTACGGTTAAGTATGTCTACTCCTTCCGGTGTAGTAAAATATCTTGCCTCTCTATCAAATACTTCGCCCATGGTGGTCCTTGTATGTGTCCACCAACTAGTATGATTAATAGTACTAATCCAAGTTTCATATGGATCTCTTACCCACAAATAAACAGTTAAATCAAAACGTTTGTCTAACTCTTTGATAATTGATGTATCTCTACTAGCCTGATACCAGCCTAAAGAAAAATCCATCCATGGTTTTTCCGACTGTTCTATCGTGTCGTAATATTCTGCTATTGTTTTACTAAAATGCTTTCCTTGGCTTATTACTGGAAAGTCTGGAAATGGCTTATCACACCATACGTATGATTCTTTTAATTGATATGTATTGTATTTACTTTTTAAGTTTTCCCAAAGCCATGTTGTACCTGTCCTGGCTGGGCCAACACATAACAATAGTTCTTGAGACATTATAAAAATCCAATTGGCATCGGCTCATCAAATTCATCAAATGGGCCTGTATCTCTATCTGCTTTTTCTATTCCTATTGTAGAATTTACTACTGAGAAAACATCATCTTCAAATGTAGCAATATACGAAACCATTCTACAGGCAACAACCATTGCCATTACAAGGTCATCGCTCTCGCCAGGTTGTCCAGCAAAACTGTTGCCTCTTGCTACAAATGTTTTTAATTCACCTATTAATGCCTTACTACAAATGCCTAATTTATCTTGCTCGATATATCGCTTAATTTGTATACAGCCTTCTATTTTTGTTTTACTACTAGTATGAAATCCTTTTCTGCCTTTACGTCCTTGAACTTTAACAGGATCATGTAAAAATGTTCCTGGAAACGATTCCTCTCCAGTGTCTCTAATTACAACTAGTGCGGCTTCGCCAATGCTGTTGTTTTCTACTGTCCAATAAATTTCTTTGGCACCGTAGTTCTGTATTTCTGTAAGAATTTCCATCATTGTCTTAACTTGCCCCTCAATAGGAGTTTTATTATGACACCATTCTGCAACTTGGTTCATACTAGGTAATTCTAATACTTGCAAGGCGGCATTATCGCCACCAGTACCAGCACTTGGATCTAAACTTACTACATACATCTTATCTGAAGTGGGTCTCTTATACCAACGTACTTGTCCCATCTTATATAAGGCGTCTATGGGCTTTAAAGTAGCAAGTTTTAACGGATCTACTAGTGTTTCATTGTAGATAATAAATTCACATTCGTGTTCTCGTCTAAATCGTTCTTCGCCAATTCTACTACGTTCTTCTTCTGCCCATTCTTTTGTTCTATCAGGATGTTGATCCCATTTTGCCATATACCCTTTAAATCCGTTAACACCAACAACACTTGGATTACCGTATTCATCAACAGTTTTAGTTGCCTGATTCCATATACTAGCAAATGTATCTTCATCACTGTTAGGTGTTGATGTCATAATACATTTACCGCCAGTACTTAGTGTAGGAGACAATGCTGTCCAAAATTCTGCGGCTATACGAGGAGGTACAAACGCAAACTCATCTAAATAAACTAATGTTAATGACATACCACGTCCAGTATTTTCAGTTGTTGTACTGCTTACTATTCGTGATCCATTATCAAACGTTAAACTAGTTTTATTATATTCAGAAACACCTGCTCTAATATGATCTGGTATACATTCATATGCATAACGTATACGTTGCATAATCTCTTGTGAGCCTGCCGCTTTGTGGGCCGCTACAAGTATTGTGCTGTCTGGTTTGAACATTGCAAACCATAGTAAATATGCCGCCGCAACTGTAGTCTTACCCATCTGTCTGCCCAGCATGTTAATACTATATCTAAATTCGTTGTAATTAGTTATTAAATCTTTCTGGTAATCAAAAGGTACAAAGTCTATTCCGCCTTTTGTAGGATGCTGTATCTTTACAAAGTTTTCCATGAAGTACAAGGCACCGTCATTGGGGTCACAACACAGTTGAAACTCCCTGAGCATGTCTTGGTCGTACTGTATTTTTTGATAAGCTGGCTTAACAAGCTCAGTATTAACTGTTCCTTTTGGCATATTACTTATTTATGTGAGTTTTGTTGTTGTTATTACTATGAACGGCTGTTTTTAAGATAATCTCTAAGTTTATCTCTAATAACACTAGTTAATACTGCTTTGTCTGTAGACATGTTAGGATTAACGTCTGTTTTTGGGAAATCCATGGTAGGTGCATCACCGTCTTGTACATCAACTACTGGCATTTCTTCTGGTTGGATTGGATCTTGGTCAGCATTCATGTCTTTTGGTAATGTTAATCCTGCGAGTTTTAATACTTTAGCAA